GACACCAACGACGAGGTACTGATTCCGCCCACTGTCCTCCAGCTGGACGTGAACAAGTTCAAGCATCGTGATGACTACGATGTAGTTAAAAGGGATGGTAAGCTCTATGATCGTTACTCACACTCCTACAAGTTTAAGGACCTTCATACTCTCTATTGCGATGTGGTGTGGTTCTTCGAGTTCGATGACATCCCTCAGGTCTTCCGTGACTACATCGCTGCACGCGCTTCTCGCATTGCTGTGACCCGTATGGTCAACGATGAGAAAGCTGTCAAGCTCCTTACAGCAGATGAGGCGCAGCTCCGTGCTCTTGCTGTTGAGTACGACACTCAGCAAGCTGAGTACAACGTTTTCCAAGGCGCCGACTTCCGCAACCCTTATCCCTCCTACAAACCATTTAACGCAGTTAGTCGATAGCCATGGCAGCAGTCAATCAACGAATTAAAAATTTTCTTGGAGGCGTATCACAACAGCCAGACTTTATCAAGTTTCCTGGTCAACTCAGGGTGTGTGATAACGCTGTCCCTGATGTGACCTTTGGCTTGTCTAAGCGTTCTCCTGGTGAGTTCGTTGCTGACCTGCAAAACGCAACATCTGGTGGTCAGTGGATTACTATCCTCAGAGACAATGACGAGAAGTATATTGCTCAGATCAACTCTAATAACATCAGGGTATGGAACCTACTGACTGGTGCAGAGGAGCCTGTAAACCTTGGATCAGGAGCTAGCTATAGCTATTTAACTGGTGCTACAGACCTTTATGGTGTGATGAGTATTGGTGACTATACATTGATCACCAACCCTCAGCAAACCGTTCAGACAGCAAGGGTCACTCCTCGGTTTATGAGCCCTGGTCCTAACCCTGTAGCTATCGATCACTACGCATTTGTCAATGTCAAGAACGTAGCCTACAACGCTGAGTATGTTATTGGTATCAATGGATCTACCCTGACTCCTACTACCAAACGTAGAGCGCGTGGTTTGAAGGTTACTGTTAATACACCACAAACTGGTGTGGCAGATCCTATTGATGGCTCATGGGTTGATCAGACATCTAACATCCAAGGTCCACCTAAGTACGCTGGTAAGCAAGAGTTCTACAATGCCACTACTGGTGTTAAAGCTACTGTAGTTGTTAATGGTACACCTTACGTACACAACTATGGCAGTAACAATGAAGCACTCTACCACGTACGGTATAATGCAGAGGTGGTTCTGCAGGATGGAGGTCATGATGTTCAGATCTCTGGCACTACTTTTTCAGTAGCAGTGCAGGGTATTAACTACACTGTTTCTGTTGTAGACACAGTAGCATACGAGACCTATGCGGACGCAGGCGTTGCATTTTATGCTACTCCTAGAGATCCAAACGAGGGAGCCCTTAGCCTTAGTACTATCCTGGGTACACTCAAAGATCAGCTCATCAGCAAGTACGCCGTCTTTGCTGAGGTTGTTGGTGATGGTATCTTTATTAGTAATGCTACCTCATTTACTATTGAGGTTAGAGGTGGTGTAGTTAAAGACTCAATGGAGGTGTTCCAAGACAGTGCACAGAACATTTCTAAGCTGCCCTCTATTTGTAAAAACAACTACATCGCCAAAGTCAGCAACACAGAAGAGTCTTTGTCAGATGACTACTACGTTAAATTCGTTGTAGACCGTACTAACACTAGCCTTGGTAGTGGTGTCTGGGAAGAGACAGTTGCTCCTAACATTGCGGCAGGCTTTGACTATGATACCATGCCTCACGCTTTGGTGAACAACCGTAATGGTACCTGGACCTTTAGACGCCTTGACACTAACGACCCTCTTGGTAACTACTGGATCGATCGGCAGGTAGGGGATGATACAACCAATCCTATGCCTACCTTTGTTGGTAGTCAGATCAAAGATATTTTCTTCTACCGTAACCGCTTAGGATTTGTCTCTGGTGAGAACGTCATTCTCAGCCAAGCCTCTGATTACTTCAACTTCTTTACCAATTCTGCTATCACAGCTAGTGATGCTGATCCTATTGACATCGCTACCTCAGATGTCAAGCCTGCTATTCTGAACCATGTCCTGCCCATTCAGAAGGGTCTGGTCATGTTTAGTGAAGGTGCACAGTTCATGCTGTTCACAGACTCTGATGTCCTGAGTACTCAGACTGTACAGCTCAAAAAGCTGTCTTCTTATGAGTGTAGTCCTACGGTCAGACCTATTGACCTTGGTACTTCCATCATGTTTAGTACTGGTAGCACAGCATTCAGCCGTGTCTTTGAGATGGTGATTCAAGATGAGACCGTCCCTCCTTCAGTGGTAGAGCAGACTAGAGTCATCCCTGAGCTGATCCCTAATGACATTGATCACGTATCTAACTCTGCTCAGACTGGACTGGTAAGCTACGCTAAGAAGGGTACATCCAAGCTCTACTTCTACAAGTACTATGGTACAGGAGGTGAGCGTCAGCAGTCTGCGTGGTACACTTGGAGCCTTACTGGCAACTATGTGCACAGCTTGTTTACTGCTGGTAACCAATACATCGTTACTGAGCAGGATGGTCAATACATTCTGAATCGTCACGAGATGGTGGTGGATACAACCAACACCAGAAGTTATCAAGTAGGTACAGGTCAGACCAGCCGTAGGTTTGAGGCTAGCCTGGACAACATGACCATTGCGTCAGCAACCTATGATTCTGGGACAAAAATTTCTACGGTAACGTTACCTTACACCTACGACAATACCTATGACATGGTCGCTGTATTCCTCAGTGGTGTTGATGCTGGTGTTGTCAGAGTCCCTGACAGCGTTAGCGGTACTACTGCTACTTTTAACAACATTGATCTAACTACAGGTAATGTTGCTATTGGATACAAGTACACCACAGAGATTGAGCTACCTAACTTCTACTACAACCTGCAGCCTAACCAGCCTGACATTGATGGTGAGCTGAGGATCAACCGTATCAACTTTGATCTAGGTGTCTCTGGTCCTATGGAGTTCCATCTTACTGCTCCTCAGACAGATGATTATATTCAGTATGAGTCTGGTATGTCAGTTGATGGAGAACAGTTTAACGAGATTCCCTCTAAACTGTACAAGTCTGTTAAGGTACCTATCTATAAGAAGAACGAGAAATACACCCTTACTGTTAAAGTTCCTGACCCCTTTACCGCAACTCTAGTCTCAGCCAGCTGGGACGGACGCTATGACAACAAACGACACATACGTCGGTAAGTACATTCAACCATGCACCCCTCAGCTAGCTCTAGAAGTTGGTGAGAATCTGCGTTGGGAAGACATCAGAGAAGTAGA